CTGTCCGGTTTTAATTTCGTAGGCATTGATGATGCTTTCCTTGACCTCGTCCAGCATAGCGATGGCTTTCTGCATTTCCTCGCTGTCACCGATTGCGATAGTCAGCGGGTTATGCACCGTCATGAGCGCCGTCGGTGCCATCAATACCTCGGTTCCCGCCATTGCGATAACGCTTGCTGCCGAAGCCGCAATGCCGTCAATTTTTACGGTGACCTTGCCTTTGTAATCCATGAGCATGGCATAGATCTGACTCGCCGCGATACAGTCGCCGCCGGGCGAGTTGATCCAAATAACAATGTCACCCTCTCCGGAATTCAAATCAGCTTTGAATGCTTTAGGGGTGACATCGTCGTCGAACCATGACTCTTCGGCAATTGTGCCGTCCAGATAGAGTGTTCTGACACCGGAATCTTCATCCCGCGCCCAGTTCCAGAATTTCTTCATTCGGTTGTTTCCTCCGTTCCTTTTGTATTTGCGAACGCACCCGCGTCCTGTAATTTGGTCATTGCGCCGTTGATGAGGTAGAGATCGCCGCCGAGTTCCGCAGGGATACGGTCGAGGTTTTCAAGCTCACGGATATCGTTCGCGCTCATCCATCCATTCTGTCTTGCGGTCGCATAACCGCTCATGCGGCTTTCGTAATCTCCGCGCAGAAGTCCGTCTACGTTGAACTTGATAAATACTGTCGGTTTTTCGCTGTCGGAAAGCAGGGCGCGGCACATGGACTGCTCCCAGCGCACCACCCACGGGTCGAGCGTGTATTTCACAAACTCAAGGCTCTGCTGCTCGATGTTGCTGAAGGATGATTTTTCAAGGTCAGCGAGCATATGCGGAGGCACTCTGAAAATACGGGCAATCTCATTGATCTGAAACTTCCGCGTTTCCAGGAACTGTGCCTGTTCCGGTGAAATCCCAATGGGCTGATACTTCATGCCTTCCTCGAGCACGGCCACCCTGTGTGAGTTGGCTGAACCTTGGTAGGCGGCATTCCAGGATTCCTTGACCTTCTGCGGGTCCTTAATCGTGCCGGGATGTTCAAGCACACCGCCCGGTGCAGCACCATTAGCAAAGAACTTAGCTCCGTATTCCTCTGTGGCGATTGCGAGGCCTACCGCGTTCTTTGCCATTGCGATGGGCGAATAGCCAACCAGACCGTCAAAGCCCAAGCCCGGAATATGCAGGATATCGGCAGGGGCAAGATAAACCTGGTTGTCTTTGCCGAGTGAGGGTATGTCCTCCGAGCTGCGCTGATATAAATAGAAAAGCCGGCCGTTTGCATCACGGTCGACTGTCATCTTGTTTGGCATCAACGGATAGAGAGAAATGACCTCGCCTTTAGCATTGCGTATAATCTGCGCATAGGCATTGCCCCATAATAAAAGATGACTCATCAGCGTTTCCCGGAACGCGAATGAAGTCATCTCCGGATTTGGCTCGTCATGGAGCAGCTTATATAACGGGTGCTTCAGATATTTTTCTTTGCCGCCACTGTCGTTGTATTTATACACATGAAGCGGAAGACCCGCCAGTGTTTCGGAAAGTATTCTCACGCAGGAATAGACTGCAGTCATCTGCATGGCAGTATGTTCGTTAACCGGCTTTCCTGAGCTTGTGCTCCCAAAGAAGAAGTCGTAGCGCCCGCCGCCAAGGGCATCCTTAGGCTTGTCACGTGCTTTGAATATTCCTTGAAAGATGTTCATAGGCATTTACCTCCAATCAAAAAACGAGCAGTCCGCGTGAGTCATACACGCTTTCGCTCGTAACATTTCCGCATCGTATTGCCCGGTCAAGCGCCATAATGGTGGCGACTGCACCGTCGATTTTCTCGGTAGATTTCTCTTTGTCCGCTTTGATATTGCCCGCCGGATCAGTGCGAATATAGATGTTATCCATCATCCAGCGCAGAACAGGGTGACCACCGTGAGCAAGTTTCTGCTCTAAGGTTAGCTTCATAAGTTCCTTGGTCGGCGGGGACATATCCTTGAAGCCCTGACCGAACGGAATAACTGTGAAACCCATACCCTCAAGGTTCTGTACCATCTGCACAGCGCCCCAACGGTCAAAGGCTATTTCACGAATGTTATATTTCTCACCGAGCTGCTCAATAAACTTTTCAATGTATCCGTAATGGACGACATTACCTTCGGTGGTTTGCAGGAAACCCTGCTTCGACCACAGGTCGTAGTTCACATGGTCGCGTTTGACTCGCAAATCGATATTGTCCTCTGGTATCCAGAAGAACGGAAGTACGACATACTTGTCATCCTCGTCAATCGGTGGAAAAACAAGCACAAATGCAGTGATATCTGTGGAAGAAGATAGATCAAGGCCCCCGTAGCAAACTCGCCCCCGTAAGGCTTCCGGGTCAACTGCAAAAGCGCAGGCATCCCATTTGTCCATCGGCATCCAGCGTACAGCCTGCTTGACCCACTGGTTCAAGCGTAGCTGGCGAAAGCTATTCTCCTCGGCGGGATTCTGTTTTGCTGATTCAAATGCAGCTTTTACTTTTTCCATACTTACCGTAATGCCAAGGGAAGGGTTTGCTTTTTTCCACACCTTCGGATCAGTCCAGTCATCCTCCTGCGCAGCGCCGTATATGACCGGGTAGAAGGTTGGGTCAGTCTTGCGGCCATCGATAATATCCAGTGCCTTCTGGTGGACCTCCCAGCAGATGCTGTTTTGATTGTCGCCAGCCGTGGTGATAAGAAAATATAACGGCTGCATTCTCGCATCACCGCTACCCTTAGTCATAACATCAAATAACTTTCTATTGGGCTGGGTATGAAGCTCATCAAACACCACACCGTGAGTGTTAAACCCATGCTTGTTGCCAACGTCGGCAGACAGCACCTGATAGATACTCCCGGTCGGCTGATAGATTAGCCGCTTCATGGAATCAAGAATTTTAACCCTTTTTGCAAGTGCCGGACACATCCGCACCATGTCAGCCGCTACATTGAATACTATTGATGCCTGATTCCGATCAGCAGCACAGCCGTAGACCTCGGCGCGTTCTTCTCCGTCGCCACAAGTGAGCAGGAGTGCTACAGCGGCGGCAAGTTCAGATTTACCCATCTTCTTCGGAATTTCCACATAGGCGGTGTTAAATTGTCGGTAGCCATTGGGTTTGAGTGTTCCAAAGATGTCACGAATAATCTGTTCCTGCCAGTCGATAAGCTCAAAAGGTTTACCGGCCCACGTGCCTTTGGTATGTGAGAGGGCTTCGATAAAAGCAACAGCATAGTCAGCGGCTGCTTTGTCGTAAATCGAATCTGTAGATTTAAATCGTGTCGGTTTGTATTTCTTAAGCTTCCGTATGCTGACCACCTCCTTCCGAGCATAAAAATAGACCTGTCAAATGCAACGTTTGCAAGTGCAAGCCTTCAAGATTTCTGTACGAGATACAGCCCCATGCAGGGCTGAACCTCGGTTATTTTATTGGAGCGGGTTTAGTGGTTATCGCTGTGAAGGAGAAGCTCAAGGGCAAGCTGTGTAACAGGGTCGGTTGGCTTGATGTCCCAACCTCTATCGTAGTTGCAAACAACCTCGCCGTTACGCTTGAGCATCAACTTGCTGATTCTGCCGCCTTCAATGCCAAATTCTGAACCCTCGTCATATTTCTTCATCCAGTAATGAAAAACGCTGTCGTGAATTTTCAGGCTTCCTTCTTTCCACATGGCTACGTCCTCCTAAAATCTCTTGATGCTGGCGTTGCCGTCGGCGTCAAAGCTCACGTTGTAGCGGATTTCATAACCGTCAGTATTCTTGGTAATCACCCGGATGCCGCCCTCAAAGGCAGTGTACATTCTGTCGATTTTCTCGCCCTGCGGCAGTTGTCTTTCAATTTGCTTAATTTGTTTTTCGGTCATGGTGGTGTGCTCCTTTCGTTTTTGTATGTGTATATTCGCTCTGAAAGCACACAATAGCAAGACAATTCAGAGAAATATACCGGCATAAAAGTACCAAATATTTGAGCCGAAAAACGTGACTATTATGCTTCGCCAGTTAGGATGAACTGGGCATATTCCTTGCGGTTTTCTTCGAGATACACTACCAGCTCGTAGAAACCCATGTCGTTTGCGATGCGCTGAACTGTGCTGACATCAAACATATTCGTCAGACCTGTATCACGGATAGCCAGAATCTGCTTACGTACTTTATCTGTCATCGTCACACCTCCGGCAAATATCCTCGCCATAAACTACTTGAAGTGTACTGCCGTTGTCCCACGTAACGCCTAAGCTGCCAATGTCATCTACATACCGAACGGTACCTTTTGTGCCGCTTGGCGGCGCTTGAGGATCGTCCATGCGTAGGAGTTCCACACGGCAGCCAACCGGGTACTGTTTGCGGATACGCTCAACAGATTCTCTTGATGGAAAATTATTGCTCATCGTCGTTTCCTCCTAAAATGGTCATAATTTCGGCGCGTACAGCTGGGTCGGATTTTGCTCTCTCAAGGTCTTCCTGCGAGAAGCCTTTCTTTTGACCACTCTTGAAAGCAGCGCTGCCAGTAAGGTTGCGGAGCAGGAGCTTTCGTTCGGCTTTGTACTCGTCGCCGATGAATCCAAGCCGCAGGAGAAAGCAGCGAAAAGCATATTTGTCGTTATCGATATCCTTTTCCTTTGCGGAGACTCGTTTTTGTAACCTTGCCATCTCGCAGAGGGCAGTCACAAAATGTGTGTATGCCTTGACTGCATCAGGGTCGGTGCCATCCTCAAACCACGGAAATCTAACCTTGTCATCTGCTGTTTCAAGTTCAAGAATTTTCACACCAAGCGCCTTTTTGATAAGGCTGCCTTTACTTTTGATCAACCGCTTGAGGTTTTCCAGTGCGGTGTCGGTGAAGGAGGAGCGCGGCATTTCAATTACCAGACCGATGTTGTCATAGGGTTCGGGGACATCGCTTGCTTGCATACCGTTTTCTCGCTGAAAGTTTTCATGTCGGGTACGTCCAAGTCCCAGTTCTTCACGACCATCCATCCTTAGGTCTTCAAAGGCAATCACCTCATCTATCTGTCTTTGCATGGTTTCGGTAATGGATGCGTTTGGATTGACATACCATCCGGGGTGGTGTTGGTCGATATCCGGAAACTCATCCATCGCACCCATGCTACCAAGTCCACTATCGTAGGTGTCTGGCTCGTCGTAGTGTCGGCTTTCACCGTCCGCATCAAAGCCCTGTTGGTGGAGTGCCTCTTCAAGGTCGAGGTTATCGGGACCCGTAAGCACTCCAGTCTTGTCGATGTGATATCCTCCGACTTTGTAGGCAAAGGTAGGAGCACCGAGGTAGTTAGTTGGAGCATCAAGCGCTGTACTGATTGCGCCAACCAGTGATTTGCGTTCACTGCCAGTAACATTATAATTGAGTCTCATTTTTCAAACCGCCTTTCTTTGAGCCGAATTTATTCGGCTTCGGTACATACATTAATCACTCTGAATCGCTTATATAGCAACGGTTTTATGCGATTTCTGTGTTAGAATACTGTACCGATTATTTGGCGGTTTCTTGTGTAGATAAAACAATACCGGACAGGCAAAATATACAAATGACATGGCATCCTTTCCGTCGAAAAATGAGATGAGCAGATGTTTACTCATCAACAGCTATATCCGCATATTTCATCGTGACACCATCGCGGATAACAGAAACGGCATCAGCACTGCCAATCTGCTCAATATACCGCTTTACAATGACGTCGCAGTATTTCTCATCAAGTTCTATAGTGAAGCAAATTCTGTCGGACTGCTCACAGGCGATGAGGGTGGACCCGCTGCCGCCAAAGGGGTCGAGCACGATGCAGTTTGTGAGGCTACTGTTCAAAATAGGATAGGCCACAAGTGCAACCGGCTTCATGGTGGGGTGATCGGCGTTTTTCTTTGGCTTATCGAACTCCCAGATGGTGGTCTGCTTGCGGTCGGCGTACCAGTTGTGCTTGCCTTTTTTCTTCCAGCCGAACAGCACAGGCTCGTGCTGCCACTGATAAGGAGAGCGTCCCAGTACCAAAGATGGCTTTTTCCAGATACAGCACCCGGAAAGTTGAAAGCCTGCATCCGAGAATGCCTTGCGGAAATTCAAACCTTCGGTGTCAGCGTGAAATACATAAATAGAAGCGTCATGTGCCATTACTGCCTCGGTGTTCGTAAATGCCGCCAGCAGAAAGTCATAGAACGCTTCGTCACCCATATTATCATTTATGATCTTGCCGGCCGTACCTTCGTAGTTGACATTGTACGGTGGGTCAGTTACTACGAGGTTCGCGAGCTTTCCGTCCATCAGATTGGTGAAAGTGTCAGCCTTGGTTGAATCGCCGCAGGCCAGCCGATGCCGACCGAGCGTCCATACATCACCGAGCTTTGTAATAGCTGGCTTTTTCAGTTCTGCATCAACATCAAAGTCATCGTCTTTAATGCCGCCCTTAAGTGAATCCTTGAAAAGGTCATCGATTTCAACAGGATCAAAACCCGTGAGCGATACATCAAAATCTGCACCTTGTAAATCTGCAATAAGCAGAGCCAGCTTGTCTTTATCCCAGTCACCGCTGATTTTATTGAGTGCAATATTGAGCGCTTTTTCCTTTTCAGCATCCAGCTCGACCACCACACACTCGACTTCGGTAATACCCATATCGAGTAGCACCTTCAGCCTTTGGTGACCACCAACGACATGGGATGTGGTCTTGTTCCATATAACGGGTTCAACATAACCGAATTCCTCAAGCGAGCGTTTCAACTTTTCATATTCTGTATCGCCGGGCTTTAGGTCTTTACGAGGATTATAGTCAGCGGGGATGAGCCGCGCAGTTTGTATCTTTTCAATTAACATGGCTTTTTGCCCCCTTTCCGAGCGTTAAGTAACCGTTCCATCACATCGTCCTGCGGATTCGCACCGCTGTACTCGCCGGTGCAGTTTTCCTTAACGATCTGAAAAATCTCCATCCACAGACGGTTTGTCTGATTCATATAGTTCTGGCCCATCGCCACATACGGACTTTGAATCGCATTGCCTGTTGTAGGGTGCTTTGCTAAAAAGCCATATTCAGTGACTGCCTCCTCGCATTGAATCCATCGAGCCACGCTCATGGCGTAGCGTTCAAGAAGCTGCGGAGAGACGAGAGCCGCGCAGCCTCGCTCGTTCAGCCATGTCCATGTGGATTTATATATCTCGCTTGCGACGAGTGTTTTGCCGTCCTTCTGTACGGCTTCAAGCATTTTATTTGGCTCAGGCATTTCAAGTCCCTTGAGATCTGCTGTATCCTGAAATTCCATAACGGTCAGTTTCCTGCCGCTTGGATTGCCTTCGGCTATTTTGTCGGCTAATGGTTTCTTTTTTGCGCCCGCGCCGATACGAGCACCGCCACGATTAGTACCGTCTTTTGCCAAAAATATCACCTCACTTAGCAGGGTTGGGGCTATTCCCCCGTTTGAAACTGTGTTTTTCAACACGAAGCCCCACGCCGCTGTCCGCCTAAAAAAGTTTTAGAGATTTGACCGCCCCCACCGGTCACCGCTCTCGACAGTGATTCGAGAGTGACAGGATTTACAAAGAGCCATGAGGTTGCTCTTCTCATTGTTGCCGCCTTTGGAGAGCGGAAGGATGTGGTGGACTTCCTCTGCGGGCGTCAGCTTGCCTTGCTTCTGACACTCCTCGCATAGAGGGTGCGCCTTGATGTAGCGGTCACGGATTCGTTTCCAACTTCTGCCGTAGCGCTTGTTGGACTTGGGGTCACGTTCGTACTGGTTGTACTGTTTGTCCATGACCTTCTGATGCTCGGCACAGTATTGCTCACGTACAGCGAGCCGACCGCAGCCGGGATAGGCACAGGGACGTTTGGGTTTGTAGGGCATTGATTCACCTCCTTGGGCATAAGAAAACCCTGCGGGATCACTCCCACAAGGCTCTCTGCATTTTACTTCTGCATTATAATGCTATCATAAGGAACAGGTATCATGTGGTATCATCAGGTATCACGATGGAGAATTGCATCGCAAGTGTCTAATGCGCCAGTGTGTAATTTGTATAGATGGTGGATGCTGTAGTTCATATCAACAGCAATCTGCTCCCAACTCATGTAGCAAAGGTATCTCTTTTCAAGAAGGGTCTGATACTCCGTGTTGTCAACAGATTTCACAAGTGCAACAATGTCTCGCTTAAGGTCAACAAGACTGTCTATGTCACGGTTGATTTCTGCTTGTAAGTCAACAATCTTTGCAACAGCGTCTGCCATCGTGGAAATAGCACGGTTCGGATTACGCGGCATGCCTGTAAGAGTTGAGGTTGCTTTTGTAGCCAGCTCGTTCAGTGCTTGCACCTGCTCCAGTTTAGAGTTTATGCGCTGATCAAGGCGGTAGGCTTGGGAGAGGTATTCTCTTGCCCTCATACTACGCCACCTCCTTACGGAGCCTGTTCATAAGCATTTTAGGGTCAATACTTGTCAGAAGTCCAAACCAGCCCGAACGGAAGAAACGCTCAACTTCATCTTTGCTGATGGCCGCATCCTTATCATGGGGACTGTATCGAAGGGTGCCAAGAGCCTCCCGATAATCCTCAACGGCTCTCAGGATGATAGCATTTGCCAAGTTTTCATAGGGTGTGTTCATAATCTGTACCTCCGAATTTTTATTCCTCTCGGATTGGCACGGATTGTCTCAGGGACAATGTCCCTCATTGTCATCAAATTTTCAAATTCGCCTTTACGGCATCAATCAGGGCTGTCTGAGTTCGATCCTTGGTGGAGAGTGCCTTCAGTATCCGACTGTCTATGGTGCCTTTCGTAATGATATGCTGCACTACAACAGTATCCGCAGTTTGGCCCTGCCTCCATAGGCGGGCGTTGGTCTGTTGGTAAAGCTCAAGAGACCAGGTCAGCCCAAACCATATGATGGTGGAACCGCCGCTTTGAAGGTTGAGTCCGTGTCCGGCAGAGGCTGGATGTACCAGCGCCACAGGCAGTTCACCGGCGTTCCATCTGCGGATGCTCTCCGGGGTATCAAGCTTGGAAAAAGGAATGTGGAGTTTGTGCAGTCGCTCGGAAATTCTGGCAAGATCGTGCTTGAACCAGTAGGCTACAAGCACTGGCTTGCCGTTCGCTGCCTCAAATAAATCTTCCAGCGCGTCCAGCTTGCGGTCGTGAATATGGACTATTCCGCCAACATCGTCATAGACAGCGCCGTTGGCCATCTGGGAGAGCTTATTTGACAGGGCGGCAGCATTGGCAACGGTGATATCGCCATCCGGGAGCTGCAGTACGAGATCGTCCTTCAAATTGTTGTAGTGTTCCTGTTCTTCCTCGGAAAGCCGCACCTCATATTCGCTGCTGACGAGCTCCGGCATCTGTAGATGGTCGGTGGACTTCATGCTGATGGTGATATCCGCGATTTTGCTGTAGATTGCTTTTTCTGCGCCGGGCAGCGGTTTGTAGGAGTATATAATCTGGCCGTTCCGCTTGTCCGGCATGAAATAGTTGGTGCGATACTGACCAATAAAGCGGCCAAGGCGCTGGCCCATGTCCAGAAGCCTGTACTCAGCCCACAGATCCATGAGGCCGTTCGCAGACGGGGTGCCGGTTAGCCCTACAATGCGGCGGATGTGCGGGCGAACCCTCATCAGTGCTCGGAAGCGTTTTGCCTGATGGCTTTTGAAGGAAGACAGCTCGTCGACAACCACAGTATCGAAGTCAAAGGGTACACCACTGTCCTCTATGAGCCACTGGACATTCTCCCGGTTGATAATGCAGATGTCCGTCTGCTGTAGGAGCGCCGCTTTGCGTTCAGCTTCGGTCCCAACCGCTATGGAATAGGTCAGCAGCGACAGGTGGTCCCATTTCTGAATTTCGGAAGGCCATGTATCGCGTGCCACACGCAGCGGTGCGATAACCAGAACGCGATGAGCCACGAAGCTGTCAAACAGCAGGTTTAGGATAGCAGTCAGTGTGATGCTTGTCTTGCCAAGGCCCATATCCAGCACGACTGCCGCGATGGGGTGCGTCTCGATGTAATTGATGGCATAGGTCTGGTAGTTATGTGGCTCGTATTTCATCAAGAATCCCTCCAATCTGCTCGGCGTCGTCCAGCACAAAAACCTTAAAGCCCAGTTTTCGCAGCATCCGGTGTCTGGCTTCCTGCAAAGGGCGCGACACTTTTCCTGGAGACTTGACTTCCACGAAGGCCATGCAGCCACCCGGTAAAAGTACGATGCGATCCGGCATGCCGCTCATGCCAGGCGATATGAACTTCAGAGCTATACCGCCCACCTGTTTTATCATCAGGGTAAATTTTTGCTCGATTTCTTTTTCTCTCATGGTCGTTTTCTCCTTGCAAGTGACCTCGGCGTATGTCATTTACTGAACTTTTTCTTA